AGCAGATGTTGACTTTCATGTTATGCAGGCTGACTGGCTCATTTCGTTGAAAGCTAAATTTAAATATACATGGGCCTGGTCAGAAATAAAAACCGATTACAGAGAAGCAATGAAACGCAGTATTTGTGATGAAGACGAGCATTTGAGGGAACAATATGGTGCGTCTTTTGATTCTTTTTTAAGTTGGAGGTCAGAAATGTTTGTTTTGTTAAATAAACTAATGAAGCTAACCAATGGAAATCCGTTGGTAGCAACAATAATTCTTCATCTTGGAGTTTTTTTGTTGTCCTATGTTACTACCCTAATGGTGGGATGGTTGATGATAAAAACCGCGTCTACAATATGTAAAGTATATCGACACCTCACTAATGAAGAAGAAGAACATTATAATGTAGGGGGAGGAGTGCCTTGTGAGCACTGGGTTTCGGAAATGGAAGCTCAGTCTAATACTAGGGAAAACCTCCCACGCTTGAATCATAGGAATCGTGCTCCAATGCGCGGTCATTCCTACACTGACCGTGTATCTACGAATGTTGGTTTAGTGACGAAATTGTCACAAAATTTACTTTTGGCGCGTTTCAAGTGTAGAAAGGGTTATAGACTCGCACAAATGAGTTTTATAACTGGAAATACAGCTGTAATGGCTTCTCATGAATTTAGAGCTTATGGAGAACCGATGGAAATAACAATTTTTGGGGACAAATTTGATTTTGACAATCCTGATTCCGGGTGTTGTCATTTATCGGAGAGAGATTTCTCAATAAGGTACGATAACAAAAGAGATTTGTGTTTTGTTACCGTGAGTCAAAATCAGTGGCATGCAATGCCTTCACTCTTGTCAAAGTTACCTTCCCGAAATGATAAAGTTTCAGAAGGTGAAGTTGTGAGAGTAACAAAATATGGTCAAGAAATTGATCATGGTTTTACTACATTGTTAACCGTGAGAAACTGTGAAAGTGTTAAAAACTTTGGAACAGGACTTGATGCTGATGTAATAGGACCAAATGGAGAAAGTGTGTATAGATATAGTGTACCAAAT